CACAACTCAAGAAGTCGTGCTTGAATTTCTTCAGCATATCGTTGAACTCATACGTATCTGAGAACTTCGTATTTCCCAATCCACTAATCACTCCGTTGTGTACGAATCCTAAGTTGTCATTCGTAAGGAATGGATGTAGGTTATGCTCTCCGTTGTAGCCACTTGTAGCTATCCTGAAGTGCAAAACTATGTTGCCTATACTCTTATCATCACGAAGCTCATTATACTTCTTTAAATACTCGTCATACTCATACGTCTTGAATACGTTGAGTTTGCCATCTTTGTTCCACAATAACCCCGAACCCATATCATTGTTATCCCAAGAGTTTTGAATTTGTTCTTTCGGTAGTCTACCACCTTTTTTAGTTGATAATATTGCTATGCACATCTTTTCTTATTTTTTATCTTTGTTAATATCTATTCCTTCAAATTGTTTTGTGTACTCTATAAATCTCTCCTTAAGTATAACCAACTTGTCATCTGAGTAGGTCTGCTTGAGTAGTTTCGTGAACTTAGTATCCACGTTGTAGTATGCCCGAATAATGTCCGATGTAGGGTTCTGCAAAATCATCATAAGTAACTTGCTTCTCCACTTGAGCGTAGTAACATTAGGCACTGCACTGATGATACGAAACTCAATCCTATCTCCGTGTATCTTGATAGCTTGATACTTCTCGTTCTCATTCCTAAGGTCTTCGTTAGCCTTGCCTTTACAATAGTACTTGTCAACTCTACCGTAGTACAAAGCATACAGCAATGGCGTATAACCTTTGACCTTCTCAAACAAATCATATCCACTCAATCCTTTCTGCGACAAGTGTATATGCCCTCCACATTTCTTAGATGTGTCTGCATTGATGTGGTCTAGTAGTACATTGTTTGACTCGATATGCTCGAAGATTTTCTCAATGTTGAACTCAAAGGTAGGACTGATAAGTTCGTAACCTTTGTCGTCATCTAAGCTGCCATCTTTCTCTTTCCTCCAATCGTAATTGGTAGCACTCTCGAAGTCTTGGATGTTGATGCTCTCCAATATCTCTTGGTCTTCCTTCTCAATCTCATACCCAATACGGTACTTAGACTTACCATCGAAGTTAACGGACCGATAGCTACCATTGTGATAGCCACGAACATACTCCTCACTATCTTCCGGAGGATAAGAGTAGTACCCATCTCCATCGTGGTAGTACGCATCGTCTTGATGACCAATCTCTCCTAAATCATCTATGTAAACAAGTCCGTGTCTGTCTAACCCATTGTCATCGTAGTAAGCTCCATCATAGTAAGATAGGTCTGAATTACTTTGTACCCATCTACGACTGTATAGGTTCTCGTGTCTACCCTCGTACACCGTAACGGCATCGTCTTCGTTGAAGTACTCACTCATTCCTTCGCAATAGAACGCATTGTCTCGATGTATCGCATCTCCATCGTAAGTAGTTACATACTCATCTTCTGAGTAGTAGTAACCATCGCAATAGAAATACTCTTCTTGCTCGAAGTTGTCTACACTCACATAGTCCTGGGCAATACTGTTGATTGCCATCTGCACTTTCTGTCTGTCTTGCTCGAATACTTCGTAAAGTATTCTTAATTCTGATAATCTCATAAGGTAAAAAATTTAGTTAATAATTTATTTGTCTTGAATGTCAATATAGCCAACTACAGCTCCTAATCCTGTAAATGTGCTTATGGTATAAATAGCCTCAGCCTTACCTATCGGTTCCCAATTACAATTAAGCATCTTGATTATACATTTTACTTCTCCTACTATTGCGATAGTAATAATTACGCAATAAATAATCATAATTTTTTTCATAAGGTTATTTGCTTGATTTGATTTATGTCTATTGTGCCGTACTTATCGTGCACTTTCTTTAGGTGTTTGAACGCCTCGTTAAACTCCTTCTCACTCTTCGGGTTAGTATAGATACTCAACCACTTTTTTATGTCTGTTAACTCTGTTTGCATATTGATTTATAATTGATTGCTATTAATACTACTACTCCTATAACGAAAATGTGCGTGTAGTCAGTCAACATACACGCACTCGCTATTACAATGTTTAGAAATGTTCTCATAATAATAAGTTTCTAATGTTAATTAATCTTTCGTTGTCTTCTTCGTCCCAAGAGTTTATAGATACTCTAGCAATGCTTACTGATAGAACGTACTCGCCCCAATCTCTATCTACTTTGACTACATTGCTAGCGTTGTTCTCGTCTAATGGTTCTTCAGATAATACCAATTTTGAATAATTAGTATCTCCTGACATATTGCCTATAACTATTTCGTAAAGTGCCATATTAATTGGTTTTAAATAATAATCGGTTGTCTAATCGTCTTTGTAATATTCTCTTCGCATCCTGGTATGCAACTTCGTGCAACTCCATTACTGCCTTAATCGCTTTTGAATACGATTTTACCTCGCACTCAATACTATCCACAATAGATTGAATGTCTACCTGTCTTTTGATTCGTGTTCTCATTTTTGTCTTATTTTAATAATGTATCTAATGATTGAAACTATGCATAATACCTCACAAAATAGGAAGCTATACATATAGATTTTACAGTTCGCATTTGACTCGCTCATTCCTCCTACAGGAATGACGCATATCGCTACAATAAATAGCAATGTTGAAATTAAAGTTGCTTTCATATTATTTATTTAATTTTAAGTATTCAAAAATATCATTGTCTGTTCTTAAATTGTGATTAGTAATCATTCTTGCAGTTACATTTCCAAAATCACAAGAATATCCAAATGCAACAGACCTTGCATTTTGTATACCAACCCACATTTCGTCTTCATTTTTATATTCTGTTCTATAACATATAGTTTCTACATAAGTAGCATACACATAATTCTCTGTAATAATAACATTAATTTTTGTACTCATTTTTATAAGGTTTAAATTGACGCAATATTGCGTTTGTGCATAGTGAGGAATCGAACCTCATTAGATCATTTCCAATGACTATGCTATATATTCCACCTTATTTTCGTGGGATTTCGCCACAAGTTTTAAGGAACTCATCTATATAGTTGTATATATAAAAAAGCCACATCGATTGATATGGCTTAGTTTAACCGTCTATTTGTTTACATTTGTAAACTACATTTTTTATTGTCTTTTACCTTTCTAATATCCTATTCAATAACCTATAAATTTTGCGTACAAACATCGACAATCGTTTGTATATAGGAACACTTCGCCTTAATTGAATATTCAAGTGCCTTCGGTTTTACCGCGGGTCTACACCTTTGCCTATAAAGTTAACTTAGCAGATAGGTTTACAAATGTAAATTTTTAGGTTACATTAGTAAAAAGTTTTTTCAGAATGTCAAAGAACGCCGCCGTAACTATATATTGAAACTTGCAAGCACAAAAAAATTTTTTTTGCGTCTTAATTGCTCGGCTTGTTAATGCCTTCGCTTCTCGATTTTTTGCGTTTTAGTCTTATGCTTGCGACGGCTTAACGTCGACGTATTTAAGTGCATCATATCACACTACACAAGGAAACCAAAAAATCTATCAATATAAACCTATTTAGAACGTATCGGAGTGCAAATAGGTGCATTATTCTCCGTAAAATTAGAACGACGCAAAGGAATCGAACCCTTGTTTATACCATACGTCGTTGGTTTGTTAATTACTTTACTTTTGATATACTGTAAAGAGCTTGTAATACATAGAATGGCGTTACCATACCATTTTTAGTACGTCTTACAATTTTGTCAAACTTTTTATAATTATCGTCGCTTTTCAATATACCTTTACAAATTGTGTTTTGTCGTTGGCTTAATGTTTCGCTGGCAATTAACAATTTAATTGCTTTGTTGGTAGTTCTTAACGCTATTTTAAAATTTGCATTTACGGTTAGAACATCATTTTTGTAGTTGTTTTCTGTTTTGTTTTCTGAATTTTTCATATTTTTAGGTATTGTGCTCATTTTGAGCTGTTTAGGTTGAAATTGTGTGCTTTCCATCGGTGGCTCATTCACAATAACAAGACAAATGTAGTACAAAAGTATTATATAAACTAATTTTTTTTGAAAAAATATTAAATTATTTTCTAATTGTCTGTAAATCAAATAGTTATAGTTGGTAAAAAAATGTTGTTTAAAGATGATAAAGGAATAAGACAGTTACTACCCTGATTATCAGGCAGTTACGATTTGCAAATTTGCGATATATAGTAACACGCACACGCGTATATATATATAAGCTATGTGGCTGACTGTCAAGTAGTTACGGGATATGTGCCGTTGTTTGTTGGGTCCTTTGGTTCCTTTGCGTTGGTTCCTTTGGATCCAAAAAAGCCAAAAAAAACAGATGAAAAGTTTTGAATTTGCACCCCGTACCCCGAAAAAAAAAGCGTTTTCGGAACGGGTGGCTCAGCGTCAAACCGCTATACTACCCAAACAATCTATATATCTAATAAAAATTATATCTTTGTCTAAACTTTTAAAAAAACAATTAAGATGAAACAGCCTTTAAATTTAAAGAACAGTATTTACCAACAGAAGAGTGCTGGCAATTCGTACAGTGGATTAACTGTTAGTGATGGTATGTTAATTAACAACCGACCTGATGGACAAACGGGTATTGCTCAGATGTCACAGATGCGAAAATCAATGCGTCAGGCGGAGAAGATTTCTGTTATTGCGAGAGGAAATGCGATGGGAGAAATGATTGGAGAAATGGGAGATTGTTGCGACTAACAAATACCAAACAATTAAAATGAAGGAGCTTTTAGGGCTCTTTCGTTGTTTTAGGTCATATTCGGTTTTTTCGGTTATATTTTACGACGTTTTTGCGACGACTCAATTTTTCTAACTATCTCTTTATTAATACTTTATTCTTTTAATGTCGATAATGTCGAAAAAAAGAAGAGATTGAAATAAAAAAAAAATAATATATATATAGTTTTTCTAAGAGAGAGTAGGGAAAACCTAAAATCGACATATCGACACGAAGCTAAAGTTTCAACTTTGGCTATTGAGTCGGCATTATCCCAAAACCAACAAACATTTTCCTCTCTGCTTCGCAACTTTCCCTCTATTTATGGTATTAAATACAATTTTATGTATTATATTTGCACATAACAATTAAAAATTAAATCAAATGTTAGAAAATCAAGGTTATTCTCCTAAAGATTTGTGTTTTGGAGACACAGGTAGGAAGAAATTGGTAAGTGGCGTTGTAAAAATGTCCAAGGCAGTGAAAAGTACGTTAGGACCTGGAGGTAATCCTGTGTTGATTGAGAGTCCTAGTCACACACACGGGATAACAGTTACCAAAGATGGTGTTACTGTTGCAAAGTCGATTGATTTGATAGACCCTTCGGAGAACCTGGCGGTTAAGATGATGAAGGAGGCTGCTGAGCGTACCGCTACTGCGGCAGGGGATGGCACGACAACAGCTATTGTCTTGACAGAGGCGTTGGTGTTGAACGGTCTTGAGTTAATCACTGAGGGATTGAACAGGACAGAGGTGTTGAGGAGTATGGTGGAGATAAGCGAGAAGGTGGTGGACAAGCTTAGGAGAAAGAGCAAGAGGGTAACGAGTGGTATGTTGGTTGATGTGGCGAGTATATCGGCAAACAACGACAGAGAGATTGGGAGAATAATAGCTGACGTTTATAAAGACGTTGGAAAAACGGGGATTGTAACGGTGGAGAAAAGTCAGACAGACGAGACCTATTCTGAGACGACTTTAGGTTTAAAATTCGATAGAGGGTATTTGAGTCCGATGTTTATCAACGAGCAGAAAAAAGATGAGTGCATATTTGAGGACACTATGGTTTTGGTTGCTGATATGGAGATTACTAATATCCTTCAGATTGAGAACGTATTGAAACCAATTGTTAGTGAGGGTAAAAAGCTATTGATAATATCCCCTTGTGGTCAGAACTTAATCAACAGTTTGGCGGCAAATGTTATGAAGGGGAACATCAAGGTTTGTGCTGTGGCACCTCCGAGTTTTGGTTACAAGCAACACGAGTTGATGCACGATATTGCGATTAGTGTTGGGGCTACTTACTTCAGTGAGAAAACGGGGGATGATTTGAGTATCATTAACTTCGGAGATTTAGGGCACGCGGCTAAGGTAATTGTGAGCAAGGACAAGACGATTATCATCAAGTCAGATTTGAAAATAGAGCGAGATGCTATTGAGCAAAGAGTCGCTCAGTTGTGGGATGCTCATAAGAACGCTACAAAAAAGCACGATAAGGACTTTATCCTGGAGCGAATTGCATCACTGACCGGTGGTATCGGAGTAATCTTTGTGGGAGGACAGACTGACTTAGAGCAGAAGGAGTTGTTCGACAGAGTTGACGATGCTGTGTGTGCTGTAAGGTCCGCACTTGAGGAAGGTATATTGCCAGGTGCGGGTAAGGCGTTGCTTGAGGAGAGTGCTGCAATTGGAACCACAGCGGATCAGTCTGCTGAGGCAGATGTTGCGAGCATTATTTTGCGGAATGCCCTTATGGCTCCGTTCTTACAGATACTTGCTAATGCAGGATTGAAAGCATCAGACATCTACGCTGATGGTGTAGCACAAGGGCAGGGCTATAATCTAAAAACTAAACAGTTTGGGGATTTGGTTAAGATGGGAGTAATTGACCCCTTAAAAGTAACGAGAAGTGCCTTACAGAACGCAGTGAGTGTGGCTGTAACAATCTTGAGTACAAATGCAATAGTTACATTGGCGAGAACGTATGAGCAAGCTGAGAACTAAAGAGTTCATAAGATTTACTGTGATATGGGTGGCGTGTAACCTATCAATACCATTTTGGATGGTAGGACACGTACACCTAACGGTAAATATTTATGAGGATTTGGTTGAGATAATAGCATCAATGGGAATGAACATAGTCGTTGCAGTTGGCTTTTGGCTGAATTGGCAAGATGAATCTAAAAAAATAAAAAAATGAAAAATTTAAATTTCGGGCAAGCTATTGAGGCTGCCAAACAAGGAAAAAAAGTTGCAAGAGAAGGTTGGAATGGAGCAGGTATGTTCGCATACATTGTTCCTGCTAATGCGTATCCTGCACAAACAGAAGTTGCTAAAAGTTATTGGGGCGACAAACTTGTTCCATATAGACAATATTGGGCTTTAAAAACGGCACAAGAAGATGTTGCAATGTGGGCTCCAAGCGGAAGTGATTCTTTGGCTGAGGATTGGATAATTCTAAACGATTAATTATGAAGCCAATAGGGAAATATTTAGTCATCAAGACCATTGATGAGGAATTGAAGACAGAGTCAGGATTAATTTTATCGGGAGAAGATGTCAATCAAATGCGTTACAAACGCGGATTAGTGATTGAGCCAGGGACAGACGTTCCGCACATCAAGAAAGATGATGACATCTACTACGATAAAGCGCAAGGATTTACAATGTTGATTGACGACAAGCAATACACGATTATTCGCGAATCTGATGTCGTTGTTGTTTTATAACTGCGTTCATTTTGATAATCATATCGCGATAAGCTTTATCTGTGTATGATACATTTTTTTGGAACAGCTTGTTTCCAACAGAGCTAGTGGGGATTTCTTCCCCACTTAGTTTTCTGTAGAGTGATTGAATCATTGATTCGGCTTTATGGGTTAGCTTGTATAAAGCTTTTCTTTTTCCCACTCTATTTCTAAATCTTATAATCCATTCTTCTTTTACGAGTCTTTGGAATCTCATAACATCCCATCCGAGTAGGGTATCAAACTCTTGAAACTTATCTCTTGAGAAGTATTTCTCAGAGTATAAGAACAGTAGCATATCTAAATCAGACTGAGTTAGATTGTATTTAATTTTTGCAAATTGGCGAATCACTCTCCAATATTTTAGGTAATCATCAAGATTTGATTTCATTTAATTTTTTTTTTATACATTTGTACAAAGTTATTAATTAAAAATCAAATAACAATGCAAAGACTTGATACACCATTAGCACCGACTCCGGAACCACAACCTGTTAGCTCAGGATTGCAACCGATGAATCAAATGCCTGTTCAGCCTGTTAGTAAATACCAAGCTACGGCAGATGCAGCTATTCAACAGATAGCAAAACTTTCACAAGAGAATATGCCGGCTCAAACGGCTCAGCCAAGTAATCAACAACAACAATAGCTATGCCTAAAATATCTACAGACCCTACGGGTCCTGCAAAAGTAAAAAGAGATGACACCCCATTAGCTCCATCTCCTGAAGCTATATTCTCAGTATCTCAAGACAGTATTAAGCCAGGGAAAAAAACTTGGCAGCAAATGTCTGCAGGGGAAAAAGGAGCTAAGAAAACCCAACTTATGAAAGAAGGTGGGATAGAGAGATTTAAAACTTACAAAGACTCTGTAAGTGAAGATGCCAACAAAAGAGTAAATGATGCTTTTGAGAAAAATGCAAATACAAGAGGAATGACTGTAGAGCAATTACGAAAAGAAAACAAAAAACCTAATGTAGGTATAGATGGAGTAGGGTCAGGAGAAAATAAAAAATCTGCTCGTAAATCTCCGTGTAAAGGAGGAACAAAAACATCTTGCAATAATTAATTATGGAAAAAAATAAAAGACCGGATACTCCGTTAGCGGATACTCCTCCATTTGATTTAAAGACAGCATTAGCTGATATTAATACAAGAATATCTGATAGAAAAACTGCTATGAATGAATCAATGCAGAAAAGCAATGCGGCAAGAGCCGCGAGAAGTAAGCAGAAAAAAAATGTAGCCGGACAAGGAAGTAGACTTAGCGGATTGGCTTCGTTTGGCTCAACAACAGGAAGAAGTAACAACTAAATACTAAATAGAAATGGCGAAAGCAAAATCAACACCGAAATTACCTGCATCATCAAAAATGCAAATGCCTCCTGCGGCAGCAAAACCTGCAATCAAAGGAGCAATCAAAAAAGCTGCAAAACCTTCAATGAAAAAAGGTTACTAAGATGGCTAAAGAAAAAAATACTCCGAACTTACCAGGTTCATCTCGTATGCAGATGCCAAGTGGTAGTGGTAGCAATAAAAAATTGGCTATCAACCAAAACAGCAAAGGTGCTACTAAAAAAGTAATGGCTTCTGCTAAAGGAAAAGGAATGAAAAGTAGTAACTCTTATTGTTAAGAAAATGGCAAAGAAAGAAAAAATCGTAGAAGAAGTTGTATTGACTGAAGAAGTAGTAACAACTGCAGAAGAAGTAGTAGCGACTGAAGCTCCTGTTGAAAGACAAGACCCAGGTCATAAGACAAGAGCATTTAGACAATAAGCTATGGCTGACAAGTCAAAAATGCAATGTAACAAACCAGTTCCTTCTGACCGACCAGGTAAGAAGAAAATGGTAAAAGCTTGTTCCAACGGGCAGGAGAAACTCCTGCACTTTGGAGCTAAGGGCTACGGTAACAATTATAGTCCTGTTGCAAGAAAAAGTTTTAAAGCAAGACATAGTTGTGATACTGCAAATGACAAACTAACTCCAAGGTATTGGGCTTGTAAGAATTTATGGGCAGGAGCCGGAGGTTCAACGACACCAAATCCAAGTAATCGTAAAGGAAAATACTAATGAAAAAAGTAATCGAGAAAGCTAAGCAATACGAGTCTAAAAAATCTTTAGATGGTAAGATGAAGTTTTTAAAAGGAAACGTAAGTATAATAAAGAAAAAAAAATGAACAGAGACTACCCATTAGCACCTACATTCTTTGGAGACAAAGAAAAAAAAGTAGAAAGACTTAAAAAAAGAGAAGAGAAGCTTGTTGAAAAAGGATACAAAGCTGTAGACGAAGGCAGAGAAAGAAAAGCTGATAGAGTCCTTTCAAGAGCTGCAAGAGTAGAAAATCGTATAATCAAAGCTTTAGAAAAGTAAGATGCCAAAAGATGCTTGTTATAAAAAAGTAAAAGCTCAGTATGATGTCTTTCCATCTGCAAGAGCATCTCAGGCTATTGCTAAATGCCGTAAGGGTTCAGGAGTTGTTAGAAAGACTTCTGAAGGTACGTCATTAAAAAGATGGGAGAAAGAAAAGTGGACTGATACTAAATCAGGCAAGGCTTGTGGAGCAGGAGGAAGTAATGAATACTGTAGACCAAAAGTAAAAGTATCCTCAAAAACACCAAAAACAATATCACAAATATCCCCTTCAAAACTAGCTGCTAAGAAAGCAGAGAAGTCAAAAGTGGGTATGGGAAACAGAGTATCAAAAGTTTAATAAAATTTAATATCTTTACAAAATGAAATCAAAAGGATTAGGAGATACAATTGAAAAAATTACTACTGCTACAGGAATAAAAGCTGTAGTAGATACTGTTGCTAAAGCTACAGGAAAAGATTGTGGATGTGGTGCAAGAAAAGCTGCTTTAAATAATCCCAATTTATTGATAAACAAAACATTATATAAATAAGAAATTATGTCAGTATTTAAAACAACATTTTCAAGAGCTTTAAGAGCTCATCCTTCGGATAATGCAGATATAGCATTTCCTGCTCAAATTGCTGGAGGTTCAAATACTACAGCAACTGCTTTTAAATTAATTAATTCAGCTGCAACCTACATTACAAAAAATTTAAAGACAGGAGATATTGTTCACAATGATACGGCAGGCACAGCAGCAACTATAGTATCTGTAGATAGTGAGACTCAACTTACTTTAAATGCTAATATTTTTACATCATCTCCACAAACTTATGTTGTTTACCAAGCATCTCCACAAACAGGTTTAGGTAATACAGGTTGTTTTTTATATGTTGGAGGAACAGGTAACGTATCTGTTATTACAATTGGTGGAGACCAAATTACATTTAATGGTGTACCTGCAGGAACAACACTTCCTATTCAAGTATTAAAACTTAGAGCTACAGGAACGACTGCAACTTTAGTTAACGCTCTTTGGTAAGATGGCAAAGGTTAAGCAACAAGATAGCGCATTTAAAGTTAAACCTAAAAAATCAGGTGTAGCTGCTAAAACCAAAACTAGTACGTTAAAAACAAGTAAAAATTACGTGAAAGCGTATAAAGGACAAGGTAGATGATTAAGTGGTTAGCAGAGAATTGGCAAGGAATAGTTGGAGCAGGTACTCTTACTTCTTTAGGGAATTATTTCGCAAATAAAAAAAATCTAAAAGCAGATTTCTTAACAAAAGTTGAAAATCTTTATAGTGGTTTAGCTGACGAATTAAAATCTGAAAGAGAAACATTAAAAGAAGAGGTTCGACAGTTAAGAGAAGACTGCAGAAATATACAGAGTCAGTTTAACCAGGTGCAATTATCTTATGCAAAAGAAGTAGAACAATCTCAGAATTGGGAGAAGCTACACAGAGAGTTATCTGATAAATACAATGCATTAGCAAAAGACCACGAACAACTTAAAAAAGAGTTTGAGAGCTACAAAAGATTAAAAAAATAATTTATGGACCAGGTAACGATTGATAGAATCAAAGAAGCGCATCCAAAATTAAGAGATAAAATGCTTCAAGATTATACTAATGCAAACAATCTACTTGGTAAAGGCGTAAGATTGCGTTTTGCTTATGTTTATCGTTCTCCTGCTTTACAGCATAAATTATTTATCCAACGCCCAAAAATAACAAACGCAGATTCTTGGCAATCAATTCATAACTATGGATTGGCTTTTGATATTGTTTTGCTTTATGATAATGATGGCAACGGAACTTTTGAAGAAGCAAGTTATTCTCAAATCAAAGATTTTGATAAAGACTCAATAGCAGATTGGAAAGAAGTTACTGATTTTTTTAAATCAAAAGGTTGGGAGTGCGGTGCTGATTGGAAGAATTTTAAAGATGCTCCTCACTTTCAATACGATTATGGTTTTGATTGGAAAGTTTTAAAACAAAGAATTGAAAAAGGAATTACCATAACAGATAATGGAATTATTTATCCTAAAATATAAATTATGAAAGAAGTATTAGAAAGAATGAGTGAACCAACTCCAAGATTTTGGAAGAAAGTTAGAAAGTACGCTATTGCATTGGGATTAATTGGAACAGCTATCGTAACAGCGCCTGTTTCTTTACCTGCAGGAATAGTTGCAATTGGAGGTTATCTTGCTACAGCCGGAACGGTTGCTACAGTATTAGCACAGACAACGTCGACAATGCGATAAAATTTATATCTTTGTAAAAATTAAATCTAAATAAAATGAGTCAAGTATCACAAGAAGAATTAACAAAAATTCAAGAATTAAACTCAGAGTTCAATAAAGCCAAGATGGCTATTGGAGATGTTGAGTTACAAAAATTAACAATAGTACGCCACATTGAGGAATTGAAAGCTGAATTTGCAGCACACGAAAAATTATTAATTGAGAAATACGGTGCGGATGCAGTAATCAATATTCAAACAGGGGAAGTAACACAAAAAACAGAATAAAAATGGCAAAGATTAGTACATATCCTGAAACACCACCTCCTGCATTGGATGATTTCTTATTAGGAACAGATGTAAGTAATAGTAATGCAACTCAGAACTTTTTTGTATCTGATGTAATTGCTCTTGCTCAAACTTCAGGAGATTTTGTTACAGTAGTAGGTACTATACTTCCTACTTATGCAAATAATGCCGCTGCTGTTTCAGGCGGTCTTGCTGTAGGTTCAATTTACAAAACAGTAACCGGAGAAGTAAGAATTGTTGTTTAATAAAATAAAATACGATGTCAAAAATATCTACTTATCCATCAGCGGATACCCCTTTATTATTAAGCGATAGGCTGATAGGTACAGAAGCTATTAGAACACCGCCTACATCAACTCCTCTTGCGACAAAGAACTTTTCGTTAGGGGAGTTGTTGCAATTGTTCTCTTCAAACTTTCCTGCAGCATCTCTGCAAGCAGTTCTTAACACAGGAAACACTGCTACTCAAAATATTACACTTGTAGGTACAATTGATGTTACATTAATAAAGCCTGATAATATTGAGGACACAAGCGGAAGTCAGGGCACTGTATTCCAATATCTTAGTAAAGGCGCGTCAAGTATTAATTGGGTAGATTTACCTATAGACAGTCTTCAAGCAGTACTTGATAAAGGAAATACTGCTACTCAGAATATTAATCTTATTGGTAATATTACTTCAACAAAAATAATACCTGGAAATATCCAAGATGAATTAAGTAATCTCGGTATTGCAGGACAATTTTTGTCTAAAACAGCAACGGGGATAAGATGGGTAAATACTCCTACTCCTGCTACACCTGGATTGGGAGATGTATTAGCAACGGGCAATACTGCTATTAACGACATAAACCTTACGGGAAATTTTATTGGAACTTCATTTGTAAAAACAGGAGGTACAAATTTACAATACTTAATGGCAGATGGTTCTGTTACTACAGGTGGCTCATACGTATTACCTGTTGCTACTATAAGTACATTGGGTGGAGTAAAGATAGGTTCAGGCGTTAATGTGGCATTAGATGGCACAATATCAGTATCTACAAATTACCAAGCACCATTATCACTAACCACAATAGGTTCTTCGGGTGCATCTACTTTTATTAGTAACATATTAAATATTCCTACGTATAGCATAAGCGGATTAGGAGGTCAGCCTTTAGCAGTTAATCTAACTTCATTATCAGGACTTACTTATGTTTCAACATCATTTGTAAAAATGACAGCTGCAGGAACATTTACTCTTGATACGGATATTTATTATTTAGCATCTAATCCAAGTAATTTTACTTCTAATTTAGGAACTGTTACATCAGTTGCAGCTCTTACATTGGGTACATCAGGAACAGATTTATCATCTACAGTAACAAATGGAGCAACAACACCTGTAATAACATTAAATGTTCCAACAGCATCAGCCACAAATAGAGGAGCATTAAGTGCTGCAGATTGGACTACATTTAATAATAAGCAAGATAAAAGTTTAGGAGCATATAAAATGCTTGTAAACAATACTAATGCTGCTGCAAATGCTACTGAAACTAATTTTAGACAAATTGGTAAAACAACATATACAGGAACACCAACTTGGACTGGAACTACTGCACCAAGTGGTGCGACAAATCATTCTTATAATTGGATTCAAATTGGTAATTTAGTTCAAGGTAATTTAACTTTAGTGTATGCAACTACCGGAACTGCTAATACAGCGGTAATAATTCCATTTCCTTCAGATTTACCTACGCCAATAAAACCTGATGGATTAACCGCTGCTTTAAATGGAATATATCAAGTATTGGCAAAGTTTGAAGGTACAGAGACATCATCTGCAACAGGAGGTACAGATGGATTCATAAGGTCAAATGCTGCTAATAATGGTTTTGAATTTTCAGTAACACAGGTAAGTATAGGTACTAAAATAGTAAGAATATCATTTCAATACTTTACAGCATAATGGAACATATTATACAAATTTCAGAAACTTATATTGTAGTAATTGAAAATGGAGAACAAGCGTTAATTGATTTTCCTGATTTATTTAAAAAAGTTAATCAAGAAATACCAAGTAATGCACAATTTTTAATATACAATAATTTATAATGGATATAAGAAAAATATCAATAGGACCGGACTACAAAAGTGGTGCAATGCACTATTTAGTTGGTCAAAAGATACTTGGGGATTCCCACGAAATCCATCATATTAAAAGACAATCTAAGACAGGAAATATCTTAATTTACATTATTAACAAAAAAGAAGAGGTAGTCTTGTGGAAAGAGTTTACCTTTACCATTCCAATTTCAATCGAATTTAATATAGACTTTTAATGAAATCTCCATTCTACTTTATAGTAAAGCCTATGAATGGAAAGCGTTACGATAATACAAAAGACATAGGGGGAGCTGATTTTATTGTCAGTACTTCAGAAGAGGACCATAAATTCTCTAACAGATATGCAGAGGTTATCGAGCTTCCAATAGGCTATTCCGGTCCTATATCAATAGGAGACACTCTTCTCGTACACCACAATGCTTTTAAGTTTTACAACGATATGAGAGGTCGTCAAAAAAGCGGCAAGAGTTTTTTTAAAGATGACTTATTCTTTATTGAAACAGACCAATTCTTTTTATACAAAAAATCAGATACCTGGTATGCTTACGACAAGTATTGTTTTGTTAGACCAATTCCTGCTACAGCATACTACATAGAGAAGTTCTTAAAAGAAGAACCTTTAATGGGGCAGATGGTTTATCCGAACCAATACCTTTTAAGTAAAGGCGTAAAGCAAGGAGATGTTGTTTGTTTTTCTCCTGATAGTGAATATGAGTTTACTGTGGATGGAGAAAAATTATACCGTATGTATGACCATCAAATAACTATGAAGCTATGATAAATATTGTAGATGATTTTTTAGAAGAAGGAGTTTACGATTCTATTTATAAGTTGTTATTAGTTAATGACTTTAGAGCTGTAAAAGTTGGAGATAAAGATTTTTGGGTTCAATATAGCAATGAAGTTTTTGATAAATATGTTTTAGAAAAGCTATCTGCTATTGATGGAGTTAAAAGAGAATCTCTATTAGCATTTTTTAGAGTAGCAACTGAAGAGTTCGATACTGATTGGAGAATACACGCAGACTCAAAAGTAGGCGATGTTAGACCCGAAAGAGCACTTGTGCTATACATATCTTCATCTACAAAAGAAGGACTTCACGGAACAGCTTTTTGGAAGCATAAAAAAGTTGGATATGAAATGCCTTTAAATGTTTCTAATGAAGAAGCAGATAGATTTCTTTTAGAAGAAGCTAATAGCTTAGATAATTGGGAACTTCATTCAGTAGTAGGATATAGACCTAATCGAGCTGTTATATATCCTTCTAACTACTTTTATAGTAAATATCCAAACACGGGTTGGAAAGAAGGTAGAATGGTATATGTAATGTTCTATAGATAGTATTATGACAAGTAGAGAAACAAAATTAAGAATTATTGCTGCAGGTCATAAAGCAGTATTGGAACTTATAAAAGTTGCAGAAGAATCAATATTAAATCCTGATATGGAAGGAGATGATTTGGCTGCAGATAAATTAAAAAATGCTGCTGCTACAAAAAAGTTAGCTATATTTGATGCGTTTGAGATTCTAAATAGAATAGAGTCTGAAAAAGAAAGTCTTGATATGGCTGAAAAAGGAGTAAGTAGAACTGATACAAAACAAGGATTTGCAGAAAGAAGGTCAAAATAATTTATGTACTGTAGTTAAGAACTATATCCCTTCCCATTCTATCAGTATGAAGAATGGCAATAAGTCTTGGGTATATGGTTACAATGACCAATTTGATGTTATAGTAATATCAAAAACAGGCGAGATTGGAGATGTTGTCAATATTGCAGGTCTTTATATCGCACTCCCTAAAACTCCTAAAGACTGCATTAAAAGAAGTATTACAAAATCTGAACAGCATTGGGAAAGAGAACCTCTTCCAAAACAACTTGCAAGAATACAATCAATATTCCAATGGAACGAAATGCCATCTGAATTTAAAAACAAATGGGTAGATTACATTGAGAATGAATTTGATTGTAGAGAGCAAGGAGTTTGGTTTATGAATAATGGAGTTCCTACTTATATAACGGGTTCTCATTATATGTATTTGCAGTGGTCAAGTATTGACGTTGGTTATCCTGACTTTCGTGAAGCAAATAGAATTTATTGGATTTTTTGGGAAGCGTGTAGAGCCGACTCAAGAAGTTTTGGAATGATATACCTTAAAATCAGACGTTCAGGATTTTCATTTATGTCTTCGTCTGAATGTGTAAATGTAGGAACTCTTGCGCGTGATTCGCGTATAGGAATATTATCAAAGACAGGAGCCGATGCTAAAAAAATGTTTACAGATAAAGTTGTTCCTATAAACAGTAGACTTCCATTTTTCTTTAAACCTATTATGGATGGTATGGATAAGCCAAAGACAGAGTTGGCTTTCCGTGTACCGGCATCTAAGATTACAAAGAAGAATATGTATGAGAACGACACAGAAATTGTCGAAGGATTAGATACATCAATAGATTGGAAGAATACAGAAGATAACTCTTATGATGGAGAAAAGTTATTGTTTTTGGCTCACGATGAATCAGGAAAATGGACTAAGCCAAATAACATAAAGGAGAATTGGCGAGTAACTAAAACTTGTCTTAGATTAGGTTCTAAAATTATTGGTAAATGTATGATGGGCTCAACATCAAATGCATTATCAAAAGGTGGTCAAAACTACAAAGATATGTTTGAGGATTCATCGGTTAAAACCCGTAATGCCAATGGTCAAACTAAAAGTGGGTTATACGCTTT